CAATTATTTAATAGAATCAAATAATCAATTATGCAATAACACTTTATTGCACGCACAAATATATATACTAAAAATCAAATAATCAAATAAAAAGCTCTATTTTTCTAATTACGAACTCTAATACCTCGTGGTTTTGAACTTTCCGATAATTTATTAAGTGCTACATAACGTAATGCATCCAACGCATGATTATTGCTATCAATAGGTTCATTCCTCAATTCTCCGGTTATTTTATCTTCTTTCCACTTATAATTCCTAAGTTCATATATTAAATTAAGACTTGACTTTGTAACACATATCTCATAACGTTGTAAAATCTGAATGCCATTACGAATTGAATCTGCTCCCTTATTTGCCGCTTCTATTTTTTTTATTCCATAATTATAAATCTCACGAATTGATTTTTGTTCAGCAGAATCAGCAATAACATCGCAGTCTTTATCCCTAAGTCTATCTGCAATTTGGTCATTTGTAAGACCTCTCTCATAACAATGTTCATTCACCCATAATTTCCCATCATATTGATAAACATCAACGATCGCAGTAGGATCTGTTGTAAAACCAAAATCCATTCCCCTACCGATCAACTTTGCAGTTTCTGGTATGGAATCAACTTGCTTCCATCTTGAATATATAATTCCGACAGAACGACCTGTTAATCCAAGACCGTAGACCCTCCACCAATTATCATCGTCTTTGTGAGATTCTATTTCTGAAATTTGCTGTGGGGTATTAAAAGGATTGTCTTTATATGTAGAATGTACTTCTATAGTATTTTCTTTAACTTGTACCCCCTTTAATTCATACCAAAACTCGCAATCTGGATTCCAATCAAGAAATACACATTCCCTTGTACGAACAGACAATTGTCTATAGGTTTCATATGGAATACGATTACATTCATTAATGAATAATATATCCCTTCTCCCACCTTTCACCTTACCCCAATCATCAACTGAAAAAAAGCGTATACTACTACCACTATTGAACGTATATTGATGATCAGTAGAATTCAATTTAAAATCCCTGTCTTTTAAAAGTCCCTCATTAGACAAAATATCATCAATATCTTTTAATGCTCCTCTTTTTAAATGTGGCATGCTCTCAGATACAATATTTATATCCTTTCCATTTTTACTACCGACAGCAATAGACACAAGTAAGGATACAATAGAATATGTTTTTCCTGATCTTGTTCCTCCACGGTTAGCAATCGTTCTAACACCAGAAAGATAAGCTTTCAAACTCTCTCTGTATACCTTAACAACAATCATTATTCCTTATTTTTAAGTTGTTCTATCAAATTAGCATCTTCATCATTGGAAACAATGATATTAAGTCCTGTCGAAATCTCACCTGAATGCTCAGTATTTTGCTTATTCTTCCACCTATCTGGTTCTAAATTCGTTAAAAGGAAAATACCGGCGCCGATATTCGGTTCAACACGAATATTCTTCTTTACCTCCTTTTTGATCTTTTTCTTTTTACCTTCAAAATAGTATTCGGTTGATGTCTGCTCGTATTCATATCCAATGGCAGCATTGGCCATAGAAGATACAATACGACGTTCAAGACCATTTTTGAAATCATCTTTTGCCTTTTTTATAGCATTCGAAAAGTCCGAATTTTCCATCCAATTATAATAAGTCTGTGCATCTATGCCGAAGCGCTTGCAAAAGTCCTTTAACTTCGCTCCACCATACTCCATCAGCCCGTTTTCACGAACCCAATCTGAACACTGCTGAATCATTTCATCATTAAACTTTGCCATATTTTGTAATCCACATAATTTTCATTTATAATTTAAACTTCTTGATTAAGAATTCCCCCCACCATATAGATATCATATTCACTCCATCGGCAAAGTATTTTAATACTAAGGCAATACATTGAATAGGAATTGATACAATCATGACAGGATATCTTATCACATTGTGAAGTATCTTTATTTTATTTTCTTTCATATTGTCTATATAAGTTTTAACGCTTCCTGAATTCCGGCTTCCAATGCTTCCTCGTAGGTGCTGTAACGAACAGGAGTTCTGTCCTCCAATCCTATCAGGTCATGGGTAGGTATTGTCAGAATATCGTAAAGCCAATAGTCTCCATACATATAGCCTATTTCAATATGGAGGAACTTAGTGTTCCTCAACCACTTTTGGGTGAGAGATTGGGTAGGTGCAGAAAAACAATCATCCTTTTCATTGAAATTCTCGGATTCGTCGTAAGTTTCAGACAGTTTCATGTCACCTTCTATGGAATCTGCTTCATAAAAAGTAAATACATTTTCACTAAACCCTTTTTCTTTCAGCAGCTTTGCTGTTTCTAATTTTACAAATTCTTCAGTCATGGTTATTCCTTTTTTAATTCTTCCAATACTTTCTTCGCTATCTCATGATGAGATAACTGTTGCCAATCAGAACAGATATCATCCGCTTCATTATCGTAATGATTAGCATATACATATTCATTCAGTTGCTCACGAAAATACTCACCGTCTAAACCGCTATCATCACAATCATCATACATTCTCAATTCATGGGCTACGTCCTTACATTCTTTGTGTGTTATGAAGTCATACACAACTCCGTCATAAACATCTGTCTGACGGACATATTTTTGTCCTATCGTAATCTTTTCGCAACAAAATTCACACCTATGTTCTTTTTTAGCTGTTGGGTAAGTTTCTCTTAGTATTGTTGGCATAGTTATACGCCAAATAGGCTTGTTTGTATTAAAGTTCCTTTCTCTGTTTTTATTTCGCCAAAGCATTGGCGGCGGAAGTATTCTTCTTGGTCATTATAAATATCTACATCTTTCTCGGTAGCAAAAAAATCAAAACCAAGTTTATACGCTGCAATTCTATTTGTACCACTTCCAAGATGTGAATCGTATATCTTCCAACCCGCCTTAGCATAAGTCTTATATATCCACGCATATAACTGAACTGGTTTCTGTGCCACATGTCTCTTTGCGTAATTAATAGCTATTTTTGCATTGTTTGAAACGCAATTTTGCATATTCGCCCTACTGGTTCTGAACATCTTTGTGCTTATATTAAAGGAGGTGTATGCAAGTTCAGCCATGGCAAACGTAACGCCATCCGGCTGCAGCTTATCATAAACAATCCATCCCATTGACGGGGGTATCCATCGGCTAAAATAGTTAGCACCAAATATTATTTGATTCTTACTCACCCGAAACAGCTCATCGAAATACTCTTTATCAGGCGGCTTTGAATCCCAATCTTTACTTTTATACCGGGTTATTTTACCTTGACCTTTCTTCTGTCCAATGCTTCCGTTTCGCTTAGCTATCCCGATTCCATATTCAGGGTCTACGACAGCCAAATCGAAAAACTTATTTGGAATGCCTTTCATATATTCCATGCAGTCCATATTATACACTTCACTTATTGGCATTATTTACCTCCTTTCTGTTTTGTATTGAATTATTCTTCGGTATCGAAATCTTCATGATATAAGTTATATCCAGCTAATATGGCTTTCTTTAACTCCTCCCGGAGGTCGCAGTTACCTGATCCAGACAAGAGCATTCGGTCAGCTATTTCGTATGCACGTTCTTCCAAAGTTTTTTCACCCACTTTAGAGTATTGGATGGCCATACGCGTATGGTATTTCTCACCTTCGTGATTCAAAGTCTGACTTAAAGCCACTTCACCAACATTAATCCGAATAGCTCTTTCTGATAGTTTCATAAGAACAAACTGCATTAATCTAAACAGACCTTCACCGCCTTCATCCGATACATTCTTTAAAAACTTACAAATTACTTTATCTTCTTCTTTTGTTAATTTCATATTGTCTCCTTTCTGCACTGTTATTAATCAATTATTTCAAATGTAACTTTTACTTTTTTACAGCGATAGCCCCTCTTATACCATTGCTTCCATGTACGGGAACACCCCTTACACCATTCTTTAATGCAGAAACTTTTGAAATATTTCTGCGTATTCATTACAATAAGGCCATCAGGATAAACGATAACGTACATTATATCTTCACGCATATTGTCTCCTTTCTATTCAATTTTGAGGGTTATCCGATAGAAGATAATGCCTGCATACACTCGAAAATAAAAGATGAACTTAAAGCGTCATACACCTCATCCGGTATATCTTCTTCATTTTCAAAGCTACCTTCAACGCTTACTGAACCATAGCCTGTTGCAACATGCTTCTCTTTATACTCTTTACCGTCAATGATTACGGTGCTCTCCCAACCATTAGGAGTAATTTCGATTTTTATCTTATTCATGTTTATCTTGGGTTATACGTTAAATATAATATCCACTATAATCAGGATGATTACTTTCCAAAACAGCTTTCATTGCATCCTGAACATTATCAAAGTAACCTAAAGAAACAGCATCCGAACCTGTTTCCTCGTCATATGGAGTAGGATAACCAGCTTCAATTTTTCCTCTATTTTCACCGACCATTACTTCATGAACCCATCCATAAATGTTTGTTTTCCACTTATCAAACATTATGCTTTTCCCCATAATATACTCTACTTTTATCAAGTCATAGTCATTAGGATAGTTAGCATTCTGTTCCCAATAAGCTTCTGAATTGTCAACTGTTATTTTACTCATATTTATTCATAATTAATTTGTTTTGAGTTAATAATTAACAGCACATTGAAAGTATTTCCAATGTGTGCTCATAATATTCACCTTTCATTATCTGTAATAAAATTGGTGGTTCATGATTGATTCTGTTCATTATTTTCTTTTACTTATCTTTTAAATAATTAATATACTTTCCCTTAGCTTCTTTGAAGAAGATAAAGCCACACTTTATTGGTAAATCAAATAGAGTTTCCGGCTTGTTAGCATCCATCTGTTTAATGAAATCGGATTGCAATATTTTCTTATCCCAACAAGCATATTCAATGGCAGACCAATAACGATTTAGAATGCCACCAACAGACAGCCACCATAAAAAATCATTCAATGTTTTCATATATGAATCTTTTGTTAATTAATCGCGCAAGGCTACAGCCAGCAATCCCAATGACATCAACAAGATGGAGACAATGGCATATAGAAATGCATATTGATATCTATTCATGTCCTACGAATTAAAAATGTGTGCAAAAACGCTCTTCTCATCAGAAAGTTCAAGACTGATTTGTTATTCGTTAATTAATTCTGGGTTGTCATAGATATTACCTTTAACTACAAACATTTTACATGTCTGTTGAATAGTATTTTCTACAAAGCCATCCCATCCAACCCAACACCCTTCTTTGGCGCACCATTTAACCTCAAATGAAAGTCCTATGCGATGTTTTCCAGCCGTTGTAATATAGTCAAGTTGTACAATATCTCCCTCATAAATCTCTTTACCGTTCCTATCGAGAAGCCCTGTGAACTGTCCGACTGTCTCGTTGGCAACTTCACAATCATCCACAACAAATCCGAAATTATCTGTTTCGAAACTTGCTATATTCTTAAAGATTACAGTTTTGTTTATGTTTAGCGAGTGGAAATTAAAAGAATAATTGGCAAGATTTCCACATATCCATTTTCCGTCCTTGATGCGCTTACCTCTGAATCTGATTGTTCTCATTATGTTACTTTCTACTTTGTTATACGTTAATAGACATTCTTTTAATATGCGCAAAACATTCATCCATAGCCTTGTCAAAAACTTCTTGACTTATGATATTTTTCTCAATCCGTTTCACGTATTCACTTGCGTAAGATGCAAGTTGGATGCTTGAATCACTATTACTTACATCTTCTCTGTTGTCAAAATATATATGTATACAATCATATACCACTTCATCACCGATTTCATCAGTATTTACCCTAACTATCGCTGTGATTTTTTCGTAAGAAGTATGCGCCATGTGAATACATTTTCCAACGAGATATTGATATTTTGCCTTTTTCTTATCAGCTTCCTGTTTCTTTAGCTTCTGTATTTCAGCTTCTAATTTCTGTATTCTGTTCATATCAATCTATAAACTCTGTATTATCATTTACTTGTGCGTCATCACACACCTTAACCGCAACATTTCCATTGGGCTTTAGCCTACATTCTTGAATTTCCCTTGTTTCAATAAGTGTGAAAGAAGCGTGTGTATTGTTAGAGTGCAGGTACTCACCATCCCAAACCCATATTCCACCGTGTATGTCCTTGAATGTACCTATATTTGGATTTAAAGTTTGCAGTATCGCTTTGCGACCTACATTGGTCATGGCAACAAATCCGTTATGGGTTGGATTCATTTCTTTTACTTCCTCATATAGAGCATTGTCAAGCTGTTTTAGCCATAAAAGGAATTTCGGCACTCCCTTGTCTTGGTAATCTTTTATTCTTCCTCCAAACAAAGCATAGGGGGTAAAATTGATGATTTGCTTGGATATAAACTCTGCATTAAAATGCTCTCGTTTAATAATCGGTCTTCTACAGGAGAAAGCGCCACCTCCATCCACAAACTCTATATCTTCATTCAAACCCAAGTGTGCAATCGGGATATATACAAAATCTGTGAAGTATTCCAGTTTTTTCGGTTGGGTTAATTTAGACCTATAAACATCTTTATGCTTCTCTTCAAATTCTCTTATCCAAGTATGGAACTTGCTTGCCAATCTTGAATATCCTATAACTCTACCTCTACTCCCATGAGGACAATAATTATCAAAAGCAACACAATTGCCTTTTGCGTACAACTCGCATTTTTCGGGACATTCGCAATATATAATATGACCGATTGCTTTTTCTGATTTCTTTTGCTTGAATAGTGCATTTGCTGGATTCCATACCCATGCGTCAATTTCTTTCTTCATAGACCTTTCTCCTTTTTTTGTTCCACTATTTTGGTTCATTACTGATTTGTTTTGAGGGTTATTCTTTTTAATCAAATGGATAATTCAATTTTAGTTCTTCCATCATAGCTTCTACATCTTTGGCTACCAATTTAGCCATCTCTTTAGAGGTTATATTAGGATTTGCAGACAATCTACCCTGCATTGCGGCAATAGCAAAATCATGGATATGTTTATTAATATAGGCAGTAAAATTACCATAACCATTTTCCATTAGATATTGTAAATCAATTAGCCAATTAGCAAGTTGTCTATGTTCTTCTGCACATTCTCCACATAGTTCTTCACTCTTCTTCTTTGAATGTTCGATTGCTTCTGTTAATGTCATAGTGGCTTTAATTTTGGTATTTCATTCATGATTGCATTTATACGTTCTATTTCTAATTTTGCAGCAACTTCTAATTCTTCGAGATATTCATCAATAAATTCGTACATCTCATTTTTACTAATTGTACCCTCGGTTGGATCCCCTGTTTCTTCTTCATTTGCCATATATAAACGTTTATTGCATTTTTTATTGGCTAAATTCTTATGATGATCTAATCCTCCAGAATAAAAAGGTTCTATACAGAAAAAATAATTGCCGCATGCTCTTTCGATATGAATATCTCTTCTACCTCTATAACGGCTGATTCCCAAATTGCATGGGTCAGGGCCTTCTGCCATTTTTTCCATAGCATTAAAATCAGGACCTTTTAATAATTCATTAAATTCTTCTTTTTTCATTTTTTCTCATTTTTAATCAGTTAAGTTATTCGAAAATTCCGAACAACTACTTTTTAGTTCTTTTCTATTTGATTTTTATTATTACTCTATAAAAAATCCTTGTAAGTGGCCGCACTTATCACACTTATGAGCACTTATTTGGATTTCGCCATCGGTAGCGATAGATTTTTCAATCACACCTGACTTGTAAGGTTCATCGTCATGTGTGTAGATGAAAGTGCCCACGACAAGCGCAAGCCTTCCACCGCACTTGTCACATACATTTACGTTATCTTCGTTCATGACCTCTTTGATTTTATTTGGATCGTTCTATTAATTAACTGCACAAGGCTACAGCCAGTAATCCCAATGCCATCAACAAGATGGAGACAATGGCGTATAGAAATGCATATTGATATCTATTCATAAACAGGTGATTTTAAAAGATTTATAGCTTCTTGATCTCCAGATGAAGCACGCCTTAATATCTCTTTATACCAAGTGTAAGTATTATATCCATCCGGAACAATATACCCTTTTGGAAGTTCTCTTCTGTTTAATGCTTCCTCGTTTCTGCGTTTTCTTTCGCAAGATTCAATTTCTTTTGAACGTTCAGGAATAAATTCTTTAAAAAAGGCATTCCCAATCCTCCGAGCATCAAATTGAGAAAAGGAATTATCATATCTCCCAGCTTTGTATCTTGCAAAGAATAACATCAACTCTGACAGCTTATATATTTTAACCTGAGAAGCAAAGGATTGAGCAAATATTGTAATTCCATCTACAACTCCAGAATCCTTGCTTGAACTTGATCCAAATAATGCTATCACTTGACCATATATCCAAAACTCAGCATTCCCTTCCCCATAAAACTCATCGTACTTTTGCAGTGTAGGACAATCTGCATAATAGGCTTTTTCCGGGTTTCTGGCTGTATATCCCCAATTTTGAGGGGAAAACACACGTTCAATATCAGAAGGGCTTCTCCACTTCGTTAACCAAACCTTGCTCTCTGCGTTGACGCTCGGCAATATATTGCTGCATGGCATAGACATTTGCTTCATACTTGCTATTACCTGATTTCCGATTGTTTCCATATTTTTGATTTAACCATTCTTGATAATCACGTTCCGTACCCGTAAATACTACACCAGTCCAACCGGATTCAATTGCCCTTTCAATTTGTAGGATAGCAAACTCTTCTTCAAATTTTGAAAGTTTATCTAACGATAGTTGCAAGGCATAATTGAGTTTCTTTTTCCATTTTGGAGTTTGGCGAAGTGCTTCCCACGCTGACATAAAAGCTATCGAAGTGAATGGATATACTAAAGGCTTTTCATCCCCTTCTTTTTTCTTAGATTTTTTAGGCTTTGTAGGTGGGGTGCTCTCGTGCGTATGCGCGAGATTACTCTCTATGTTTATAGTTTTAATATCTATAATAGGTGGGATTTGCATATCATCAGTACCATTTACCGATGATATTACCGATGAAGCGTTTTTATCATCAGTATTTTCATCAGTACGTAGTACCGAAGATATTACCGTATTGTTTACCGATGATTGACATTCCTCTGCTGATATATCATCAGTATTTTCTTCGGTATTTTCATCAGTACCATTTACCGATGATATTACCGATGATTTCATGTCATTATCGAGAATAGGTAAGAAAGAATAGTAACATCCTATTCGTTTATCCCGACATGATTTAAAGAATATCAAACCGGCATCAGCGAGAGCTTTGCGAGACTTACGCAATGTTTTATCCCAGATATTCAAAGAAGTGCATAAAACTGCGCTACGAGCTTCAAATACTTCTTTCCAACCTTTTTCATTACAAATAGATATCAACTCATAGTAGAGAGCTTGATCTATTGCCGTAAGATAAGTATCATCCCTAACCTTTCTAAGTTTTGATATTAGTTGATAACTGTTCATAATCTAAAATATCTATTTGCAGTACATTCATCAAAGGATTTTACACGTTCAATAAGCCGTTTCTGTCGTTGTCTGAATGCTAAATTATTATCATACTTATTGTGACATTCTCGACATAATCCGACGATATTAAGAGGATTTGTGTAATGTTCCGGATACATGCTCTTTGAAACCAAATGAGCGGCATCTGACATGGGTTTACCACAAATTGCACAATAGGGTGGTAATGCCTTCTTTATATTAGCCACATCCCTATTTCGTTTAGCCTGTTTATTACTTACCTGTCTCATATATAATATTTAAATGTCCACTAATTAAAAGCCCCGAAGCGTATTCTCCGGGGCACAACCATTATTCACATTGATGTGTGGCTCACATTTATGCGGTGGTAGCAGGACTTGCACCTGCACGATAGGAGTTTCACTTAGTTTTATTGCCGTTGGTGTAGTTTCGCCAACCCATACATTGTCTTTTTCATTTTACACGGGACTCCTGTTCATTTCCGTCAATCTTTCAATTGCACTCTGTCACATGTCCGACTACCCGCAACCTATCTATAAGTATGTCTCAGCTTTAGCGTCTCTCATTGTTCCGCCATACCACCATGTTCGCCAACTCTATCTTCACAGACCGAGCAGGCAGGCTAACAAAGTAGTTCCCGGATAAACAATCAAGCTACACCGGGAGTAATTAATAAAATTAAAAATCTAAGACCGGGGCACTCTCCCGACGGTGTCCTTTTCACCGGCATTTTTTTGTTAATAATTAAATTGATTTATTGTGTATTTTTGCATGGCAATCCTCACAAAGAGTAACAAGACAATCCAAATGGGATAATTCATTGCCCACAATAGATATACCGCTCACTTTATAAGTTTTATGATGAACTTCAAGAGAATAGGATTTTCCACACATTTGGCAACGATGCCCGTCACGGATACGAACCTTTCTTTTTACTTCTTCCCAATATGGGTTATTCCTCAGACTCTTCCGATAATTCGACGGCCTCCCCTTCTTGTGTGCCAATCTCGTCATTGGTTTCCTCCTTTCTCCACGGACTTTTTTCAATTGCTACTCTATGCCATTCATGACGTTGTATAGGAATTACCTCCCCATTATCCTCATCCAGAAAATCTTCGATCCAATTTTCTAACCAAACATCCATACCATCTTCTTCCCATACTTCTACCACATCTTCACCCTTACCGAACTTGCGTAGATTTTTACGGGTATCTTTTACATCAATATTTGGTAACTCATAGCCAAGTGACTTAAATGCTTCTTGATTCTTTTCGCCAGAATTGAAAAGGTCATTGTATTCATGCTTCGGAATTTCCTGAACCAATGCCAAACGGAATGCATCATTTACCCATGAATAATACAGATAATATCCCATAACAGGAATACGGAAGGTATCGATCATCTTAAGAGGATAATCCTTAATTCCTTTCTTCGCAAGATTTACCAAATCTTTAAATTGAGTATGCAAGGAGGTTATTTTAGCTTCATACTCTTTTTTAGCAGCATTAAATTCGGATTTTAAAGCTTCCAATTGACTCTCTAATTCCGGCATCTGTTCCTCGGCAATCTCACCATAATTTGCACGAATGATAGATATTTCATAATCATCCATCACACGGTTAGCAATTACATCTTTTTCTTGAATGGTTACGAAGTGTTCTGAAAGCTTCTTCTTTACATCGTCCATACAGACACAATCAGAAAAAATAATCTCTGGAAATTTCACTGTTGACGGAAGTTTGAAAGTTATCTCTTCCGGTTCATAATCTTTTAAATCAATCATTGTTTTATGGGTTTTAATAAATTCCCAAAGAAGAAACATACTCCTTTGGGAACTTTTCTTAATTTTGGAGCTGTCAAACTTTAAAATTAAGTGTTATGGAAATTTTATTTAGAAAAGCAATTACCGAACAATCTAATAATTTTAT